GGAATCTCCCCCCCCCTTTGGATTATTAGACTGAATCCAAGACTGAATTCTTGTTTGTAGCTTTACCATGAAACGTTCGCGATACATGGAATGCTACTTCGTAGAATTTAAGTTCTTTTCTCGGCATAACCCAATATCAATGTTATATAATATTTACCTGGCCCGTCACTTGTGACGCTGTGACTCGTAGATTTGTATATGAATTATATTAGGCTTATTACTAGACTGTTGAACTCGTATCTAGTTGAAAAACGAGACGCAAAAATTTTGTTCTGATTCCGATTGTGAATATAATTTTTGCGAAGATGACTAATACCCTCACCCTTTCAGTGTGCAGAGTATTATTTAACCCGTATGTCATTGAAAAACGGATTGTGTGTATTTTTACCCTAAAGGTACCTAAAGTGAAGTTAATAGGAATACATATATTAAAGGAATGGACATTCTCCTTTGATGATTACTTGTTGGATTACCATCATTTAATTTGGCACATCATAAAGTTATTTCGCCAATAGGGATACTGATCCAGTACTCCCAGCTAATGCGTGCAATAGTACAATTTAGAAGTTGGTCCATCTTGTTCGGATTACTGACAAAAACCTGAAACTTGCCATGTCCCGAGCTGCTAAAAAATTACAAAAGGAATCTGAGTATGTTGAATATAAAGTTGATCCTAAATACTTAAAAGAAGTTGATAAGAAGCATGTCGATGAGAAAATATCTCAAGACTCTATAAAATCTGAATTTAATTTCAAGAAAAATAAAGCTGTTGCTAAGCAAATTAGAAATTCTAAAGTATCTAGAGATCCTGAAATTAGAGAGGCTAGAAGAAATTTTGTAGAAGATTCTTTTTCATCTAAAGATAGAAATTTTAAAATTGTAGAAGTCGAAAGACACCCTAAAGCTATTGCAGCTCATGCTAAGCGCATTGAGAAGCAAATAGTTAAAACAATTGTAGAAGAAAAATTTAAAGATGAAGATAAATTGAAGACTAATCCTAAGGAAGTATTTGAAGGTTTAGATGATTATGTAGAGACTCATGATGAGGAAATGCGCCGCCTAAAGGCAGAGCGCGCTCAAGCTAAGATAGATGCTTATAATGCTGAATTGGAAAGTTTTGCAAATAAATCTGAAATTAAGATTGATGAAGTGGTTTCAGATGATTTAAAGCCTAAACCTAAGGAATTATTAAAAGTTAGATCCATAAAAGAAATTCGTAAAAATCCTAAAATGGATCTTACAGCTCCTAATTACAATGAAGTAAGAATGTTAGAACTTGAGAAAATTAGAAAAGCTAAGGAGCAATCTAGGAATGATAGAAGAAATTATCGTAATATGTCTAAACAGGAAGCTCAAAAAGTTAGGCAATTTGGAGTTATCCATAAAGCTGAAATGGCGATGATAGAAGTTACTGTGGATCATTTAAAGATAGAACAGGAAGAAAAAGAGAAAGCTAGAATTGCTAAACATCAGGCCAAAAGGACTGAAAAGAAAGTTTTAAAGAAAGAGCAGCAAGCCAATAAATTGAGGCATGCTGCTGTACACGCCGCTATTATGAAAGATAGATTGATTAAAAGAGTAGCCAAAAAAGAAGCTCGCAAAGAGCGTAAAACATACCAAGGCGAGGCTTTTACAACGTATGGTGATGATATAGAATGTGATTATACCGGTGAAGATGACAGTGATGAGATAAAGTGCACAATTTGTGAACGCTTTGTTTTATTCACTGTATCTAGCTTTGTTAGAATCTTTAATACTGATGTTTATAAGATTGGGAATTTGAGTTGTTGCGAGCAAAGTGCATATATTGAATGGAACAATGAACTCTTTGATTTATTGGCCAAAGGAGCCGTTACTAGACAAGAAATTTTAGTTAGTAAGCCTGAAAAGGAATATCATAAGAGTCTAACTGTCAGTTGTTCATGGTGCCTGGAGCGTACCACCTACACGATTCCGGAAATTGAAGCCGTGAGGGCAAAGGATCTGGATAGTCGTTCGTGTTGTGAAGATTGCCTGTTGGAAATGATTGAATGTGAAGACTTTGTAGGAGAATCAAATTCTGCTCAAGAGACAAAGGAATTGGAAAATGCAATATTTGTCGAAGAGGAGGAGATGGCTCGTCGTATAAAAGAACGACAGAGACAAATTGACACCGATGCAGAAGTAGCACGCAAGCTTCAAGAGGCCACTGTGGAATTGACTCGTAGAAATATAGAAGAATCTGATAAACAGCGCAAATTAGAAAATGAAAGGTTCCTGGATATGATTAAGAAGTTGGACAAGGATAAAATTCGGGCTAAGAACTTGAAGCGGAGCCCCTTCATGAAAAAGATGTCCCATTATTTTGATACTACTGGTATTGAGAAGATGGTCAAATCTATGAAGGAAGGTACTGCAGAGAGTATGAATAAGTTTGTTGGTTTTATTCAGTCTACTACTACCAAAGTGAATGAATATGAGAATTCGTTGAATAAGTGGTTGACTGATCAGAGTGTGGATCCTAATTGGATCTTGGACATTGAAGCTACCATTTTATTCTTGTATCAGATATCTCGGTGTAGGGATTTTTCGGACTACTATAGTGTTGCTTTTCTTTTTACTCGTGCTGTTCTTACTGATGGAATTATCAAGACTCATGCTCTAGCTGGTTCGATAGCTGCTATGGCTCGCGTGCTTGCTAAAACCCCAAAGGATGAATATGTCGGTGAAGCGTGGTCAGATTCAGTTGACAGTGTGATGACTATATTGACATCTGGCGTTGAAAGCACTATTTTTAACACAGTGAAGAAGATGATTGGTGGTATTTTTGCTTTGAAATTTTTCAAGAAAGAAACGGCCATTAAGGTGTATGATTACATTGGAAAACCCGAAGGAAATACAATTTTGGATCATGTGCTGGCTATTTTATCCGGATTGAAATCGTGTTTAGATGTTGCAGAATCTTGGTGGAAGGGAGATGGTATAGAAAGCGCCTTTGCGAAGGATCCCGTTTATGCCATGCGCTCCGAAGCATCGCGATTACTGCACTATAAAGATAGGTTATATTCGGGATTTCCGGCACCTGGCCATATGGATCGAGCTGATTTTATTAAAGAAGGATCCAAGGTGTTGGACTATTATAGGAAGTATAAAGCCACGCACCCTGGTTTCAACAAAGATAAGAAGGAAGCTCAAGATCTGTATTGGTCGCTGGAGGAAGCTGTTCACGTCGCGCAAACTTATGTGAATTCACGAATGAGACCTATGCCTGTTGGAATTGTGAATTATGGGCCACCGGATATTGGAAAATCCAGTATTACTCAAGTGTTGTATAAAGTCTTTTGCCTCGCTAGGGGATATGACTTCACACCAGATATGGTGTATACTCGAGATACAACTGATGAATTCTGGAGTAATTATAATTCATGGTATAAGATACTTCGATTTCCCGAGATTGGAAATCTCCATAAAAAAATTGCAGCTAGTGTTGGAGATCCGGTGGCGTTGGAATTGTTGTCGGTGATGGATAGAATGCCGAAAGCAACTAATCAGCCCAAGTTAAATGATAAAGGAACTGTCTTCGTGCAGGCTGAATTGATTGTTGCGGATACAAATGTAGCGGATATGAATTTTAAGGAGATAGCAAATGTTCCGGGGGCCTATTTTAGGCGCTTTTGGCAGCTAGAGAGTAGAGTAGATCCGTCTGTCACCAAAGATGGTGGCTCCGGATTGGACCCGCTAAAATGCCCAGAGAAGGATTTGTATGATAAGTGGCTATTCACATTAAGACTACCACGCATGGTCGGTAACCAGTGTGTGTACTACACGGTTGTGGAAGACGTTTCGGTATATGATTTGTGTGAAGCTTTATATGTGTTGTTTGTAGAACATTTCAAGAATGAGAAGCAGATCCTGGCGAGGGAAGAGAATGAAGACATACGAAAATATTTTAGGAATAGAGACCAATTTGAACCGATGGATGATTACTTGGTTGAAAGATACACAGAGAAGCTCAAACAGAACCCGGAGGCGCAGAAGGTGACAAAGAAATTTGATATTAGTCTTGTTGCGGGGTTGTTTGATCTGAATAATGAGATAGAAAGTCCTCCTGATTTCATAGATGGAACTGATCATGATCTAATAGACTCTACTTTTCAAGGCGAGGCTTGGGGAGATGTTCAGAGGTGGAACCCGCTTGGCAAATCGTGTGGTCATAGTGTATTCTATGATTGCGGTTGTCCAGAAAGGCCTCCTCCAGATCATTACCCCGAGTTTGACCCCCCCAAGAAAGGTCTATTGAGTTCGTTGAAGACAAACATTTATTGCATGACAGAATGGACTACTGCCACTTATTTGGTTTCCCGTAACTTGATTCGGGAGTGTGCTTCGCTGTACCGCTTCCATTACTATACGCATGTTAAGGCTCTTATGGGGCCGGTTTACAATATAACATGCCTGTTGACTGATTTGGTGAAGTTGTTCGTTTTCTTTACAATTTTCAAACAAATACTTGTTTGGCCCGTTGCTCTGGCATTGGCAATGGGATTTTCTTTTCCGTTTGAACGAATGGCTGTTGATCATAAGTTAGAAGTTGAACTAGCGGAACGTAGAGAATCGACTACCGCCGCTATTAAATATAACTATCAATGGTTGCAGGCCCATTTCGGAATGTTTAAGTTTACCCTGCCAAAGCCTAAGGAATTGGTAATATTAGTTAGTGGCTTGACTTTTGCTATTGGAGCCCTCTATGGAGCGAAAAAGTTAGTGGATACTGTTCGCGGCCGTAAGGAAACACCATATGCGGGAGAAGCCACTGGATTTGTGAATGCCAGTGAACACGATCAGAAGATTAATGATATTGAAGAAAAAGCTATGTGTGGAAAGAGTGTTACATGGATCAAGAATAAGGTTACAAATGTTTGGTCTACATTTGATAGTACGGGACTGGATTGGACCTCCAATCTTAAGCAGCTACAAAAGGTTCATGAAGCTGCCCCAAAGATTTTGAGGAATTCTAAGTTCTGTGTTGTTACAGATGCGAAAGGGAAAGTGAACCGGGCCCATATTCTAGGTGTCAAGTCCATGTATGCGTTAATGCCGTCGCATCTCTTGAAGGGAGATGGGCCATGGGATGTAAAAGCGTATACTGGAGGAAAACTAGATGAGACCGGACCTTATATTCCAGTTCGCATCACGCGTGATGATCTGAAAATCTTGGAAAATGATACTACATTCGTCAAGATGGTTGGACTACAATTTGCAGATATTACAAAGAACATTTATCATGGTCCTGTTAACCAAGCTGATGGTTGGATAGCTGGTAATTATATAACTGTGAAACCTGATAGACATGTTGTCAATTTTGCCGGACTGCCTAAAGTCCTTGATTGTGTTAATTATAAATGGCATGAACATACACTGGGAATGTGTG